CATATGTTGCAATTGAATTGTAAGCTGGAACCATATTTCTTCTTATTACAAGAGTTGTAATATTTGAAGTAATACCAGTATCAATACTATCAATTTGTGAAAGTAATTTACTATACTTCAATCTTCCACCAAAAGAGTTAATATCTGCAGAAGACGCATAACTTTCAATTGCTGATGTAATTCTAGATTGAAGATTCAATTTATCTGAGATAAATCCAGAATCATATGATACAGTTGTATTATATTCAACATACAAATACATTAAATCTAGAAATTCTTGTTTAATTCCAGCTACTGTATATTTTTTAAGATCATTTTTAATTGAATCTTTAACAATATCGGATAAAATTTCACCATACTTAGGTTTAATTGTAATAAAAACTTTTCCATATTCAGGTGGATCAAGTTCTTCACCACCATAAGCACTTACAGAATCAATATTTGGATATAAAAAAGGTATTAGACTCTTATAGTCATTTGGTGTAACTGCTCTGTATTGAGACGCATAGACCCTTGGAGCAAGGTATTTGATGTTATCTATGGATTCTATGGAATCTCCATTCTCAGATCTTCCTATGGTTGTTAGAAGTGACACTCCACTTGTAATTTCAGCACCATTATTGTCTGTCAATCGACCACTAAAATTAAAGTTTGTAGCATTATTTCCCTCTTTACCATTTGTAACTATATAACTGACCTGAATGTCCGCACCATTTGCTGGTTTTTTACCTAAAACCCCGTCACCAAAAAGAAGTTGATACTTTTCATCATCAATTTCTTGTATTAAAAATAATCGAGATTCTGAATTTACATCAAAGATATTAGTATATGCATTATAAGTTAAAGTTCCTTCATCGTCAGTTACTTCAACACGAATTGAAGATGTGTCTATATTTGTATTTGGCAAAATATACCTTTGATTTACTTGTGAACTATCTACCTTAAAAGTTTTTGTAAGATAATTTCCCTCATAGATTGAAATATTTTCAAAACTAGCAATTCCATTGCTATTTGGAGTAACAGTAATATCCTCTGGTATTGAAAATATGTAACTTCCCCCTTGAACTGCACCTAAAGCAACTAATCCAGCATTTAACTTAACACTGAGTATATTTGTTCCTGATATATTTACATTAAAATTAACAATTGCAGTTGCCGATTTGCTTGATCTTGGTACATATCCAATATTTCTTGCTAATGATACAACATTTTCACGTAGAGTTGCACTATCAATGAAAGATTCATTGACAGCCATATTCGTATTATAAGAGTTAATATAGGAATTATAAGCTAAAGTATCGATTAAAATTGAAAA